TAGGGTAGAAATCGTATCCACCCCCATCTTCAGTAGCGTCCACATACATCTGAAGTGGACTCGGCATTGAGTGTGACTGTATCCAGTATAGACCACTTGTTGTTATTCTACCATTAATCATGCCTTGATGTCCAGACTCCATTGCTGAGGAAGGTGAAGCACCTGTACCAAAATCTAATGCAGATGCATTCACTACTCTGATTCTAGCATGTGAAATATAATATGCTTCGTCTCCTCTACCTTGGTCAAGATCTGTTCTATGATCTACAGTTACACTAGATGCTGTATGTGGTATCCATCCTGATGAGAATCTGATGTATCCCATAGTACTATCGTTAGAACCGTTCCATGGTTCATAGCTATAATCATTATTAAATCTTGCTAATAATGTTGCACCACCAGTTTCGGATGAATCATGGTTACCAACTAATTCTCTGAATCTATTTTCATTCCAAACTTTTCTCCAACTGGCAAATCTTACACCATCAATATTCATATGCTGATACTCATTATCCCATGAGTCTACATGATGAATAATACAGTCATAGCAAAGGAATTGATGTGATGGTAGATCACCTTTAGTTAATGTATATGTACGTCCCGAACCACCCCATCCATGCCAATATCCACTACCACCAGTGTATCCATTGGGAACAGGACTAACTGACATATTAGATGTCTCGTTATAGTTCCAGTTAGCTAAGAAATCTCTACAGTCATTACCCTCATCATATACAGTGATACGTGATGCTGATGAACCTCCACCACCTGACGATAAGATTTTATTAATTCCAATGGGCATGATAAATTACTCAGTATATCCTACGCTGTTACCGTATGCTCTCCAAGATGTACCAGAAACATAGAAGAAATAATTGATAACATCCCACCCAGTTCCTACACTTGGTGATGATGCATAGTATGTGGTTGCAGTCTGTCCATTGACCTGAACACCACTAATTGTACCAGTACCATTTATTTGTCTTATGATTACCTGTGCAGTGTATATGAAACCACCAACGTTAGGAACATTATTAAAGTTTACTGTGATATTACCGTTGTAGTTAGTTGGGTTCTCTGTTATGAATACTGTTGCTTGACTATGATCTAGTGTGGTTGTACCAGATTTAGAGAATGCAATTGCATTTTCTTTTGTCTGTCCAAACTCAAATGTAGAGCCAGGTACCAACCTTAAATGCTCGTTGATCGCTAAGTTGTTAAAATATCTGTATGCGTTTAAGTTTTCGTCAGCACCTATCAGTGTCCATGTGGCACCACTCTCAATAGTAACTGTATATCCATTTGAGATAGTAATTGGTGCAGCAGAGAAACCGTTTGAGAACTCAACACCACCGTTAGCAGTAGGTCCTATGGTTAAGTTTTCAGCAATGGTTGTACCATTGGTTCTGATTATACTATTTTCACCAACTGATGGTCCTCCACCACCAACACTCGCCCAACCTGGTGCACCTGATACATCTTGTTTCCAGATTTGTGCTTCATCTTCAGTAGAGTTGTAGACGACCGTACCATATGCAGGTGTGCCTAATGCGTTAACTGCTGCTTGATTAAGTTCTGGCAGGTTGAGCTGTTCTGTAACTGTCAGAGCAGTAACAATTGCTCTAGTTGCAGCGTCAATCTGATTTCCTATAATCTTGGTTGACATCTAATAACCTCGTAAATCTTAAATAACTAATTCACGGATCTGAATAACGTCACCAGTAGCAGGTGGAGTAGATATACTAAAGTCAACTGCGTTACCAGTTACTGTATAGTCCACACCAGGTACTTGAGCGACACCATTTAGAAATACTAAAAGTGAGTAAGCGGTATGACCAGGCGATATGTTAAACGTCTGGGTTGCACCGTTTCCATTATATGTTACTCCGTTGTTGGAGTTAGCAATACCAGTTGCTAAAGAGTATTTATCAGAGCAACCATATTTTCCAGTAACATCTAAGTCACCAGAGATATATGTATTACCACTGATCTTCATTCTATTGGATGCGTCAGGTGACATTCCAATACCATAATGTGTGACACCAGAATATCTGTTAGATGTGATCGGAGTGGTATCACTCAAACCAACCTTATACCATGCACCAGTATCATACACCCATCCAAGTGATTGTCCAGGTGCCCAGTCAATGTTATAACAAATATCACCATTGTTAAATGCCTGTCCAGAGACTAGATCTGGTAGACCATTAAGTTCTTCAGCAAGGAATGTCTGCTTCAGAACTGTACCATCAGTATTAGAGTAAGTAAACTTAAGTGATTGTATCTCATCAGATGATGTAACTTTCTTCTGGAAAGTAACAGGACCTGAGAATACAGATTCTAACTGGTTAGATGCTCCACCAATTACGGTCAGTTTATCAGTAAGAACCAACTCAGAGAATGTCTCAATCGTTGTATCTTCTTCACCCAACACGTTTAACTGTGCAATATCTTCGTTAGTGATCTGACCTGTAACTGGGTTAATAACCTGGTTACCAACAAATAGCTCTCCATCACTGTTAACACCTGAGTAGTATGCAACTCCTGCTGCTTCTTTCAGTGACTGTGATAATCGTACCTGTTGTGGTGATAGAACTTCCACCTGCGTAGATGGGAACGCTGTACTGTAGTTACCTGGACCAAAACCAAGATACTCAAACGTGTGACCTGATGCTCTCAGAATTGAGTACCTTCGTAACTCAACCTGAAGAGGTGATACAGACTGGTCTGGATTTAGTTTTAGTGCTATCTTTCTTTCTTCCTCATCACCTAGTCTAGCAGTAACAACTATACTATTAAGTACGTTAGATGTTGTATTATATCCTAAGTTATTTTCTGTCTCTAGTAGTAAGAACTGTGTAGTTTCCTTTGTAATAGATAACTGCTTGTTCTCATTAGGTGTAGGTGTTGCACCATCAGTAGTTCTAACCACACCCAACACTTCGTTATCAGCAACTGATACAGATGCTGCAGGGTCAGCGACTGGGTTATCTCTGTCAAATGCAGGATAAATGTCTACAGTCTGCTGAGAGAATGCAAAGTTATCAAAGTTTGAGGTTGCAGGTGATACTGACGCTGATAGTAGAGTCAAATAGTATATACCATCTTGCACACCACGAGTGAACTCTTGATATGTCTCTACATCATAGATGTAATAGGTCTTACTATATGCAGGTGAGTTTGTTTCGGATGATCTTGGCTGAAGAACGAAACCAGTGATAGGTGGTCTAGGTATAGGGAACGCATCCTTATCTAAGATATATCTAAATCTGTATGTTCTGTCATTAAGGTCACGAGCATCGGGCACCCTTCTAATGAATGTGGTCGGTGTGAATCCTAAGTTCTGATATAGGTTGTTAGCTTGTAATGTTGTATAGATTGTATTAGCGGAACTATCTACCTGAACATACCACTGTCCTCTGTTAGTATCATACTTGATAGGTGAGTTCTCATCACCTGCTCTAGTACCAGTAACTGTAGGACCTGCAGGGTTGATGTCTGCATAGTGAGTTGTTGGTTCAGATGCACCAGATGCAATCAATGCAACATATAATCTATCAGGAGTATTAACGTCATCTCTTCTTGCACCAATAGTATAACCCTGTATCTTTGATGGTGGTCTTCCTAACTGACTGGTATAACCATATAAGTATAGTTTTGTAGCATCAGCTTCTGATCTTGTTGATGCAATGTCAATAGTCACCCAGTTGATTGATATCTCATCTACATCACTAAGTGATTTAGGTGGTATAACGTGAGTTAATTGCCCTGCCTTGTCTTTGGTGAATGAAGTTGACTTAAATCCTTTTGATCTTAGTGATGTATTACCAAAGTTTGAGTTAGAGTTAGTAATCGAAAGGTCACCACCACTCTCTGAGAAGAAGTGATCACCAAATCCAACAGCGAACACAGAAACGACCTGAATGAAAGCATCATTACTTGCCTTGATGTGTCTGTGTCTCCAACTCTTTCTATACTCTGCTAGTCCATTAATATGTGCACCCGAACCTGCTGCCTGTGCTTCATATGCACCAGTTGATTGGTTATACAATACAAATGCTCTGTCATCTTTCTGTAGTGATATACCAGTGAACTGGGCAACAACCATGGATTTAAAACCAGTGGCTTGTGATCCATCAGCATGCATACCATTTATACCCCACACACTTCTTAGTGAGCAGTTAAACACGTATGGTGATGCTGAGTCAACAGTATCAATCTCAACTTTAACAAGTATGTTCGAACCAATAGCATTACCTGATGGTTCAGTAGACATCTGATAAGTAAACTGGTTACCCTGTGCAGACGTTACCAAGAATGAACCATTATAGAGGAGTTGATCTTGCTCAGTAGGACCAGTAACCCCAGAAATATTAACAGCGACACCCACTGAGAATCCATGATTTTTCGGATTACCAAGGGCATCCACTGTGAACGCTGTGGCGGTTTGTCCATTTCTTATTATCTGTGAGATTGCAAATTCATCAGAGATCGGACCAACGATTCTGTTCTCTTCTACTCTGACCTGTAACTGGTCTTGTGCGACAACTCCAGAAGAGTCAGGAATTGTAGCGTATGCTTTAGAAATCTTTTGATAGTATGCTTCTAGGTCTGTTATGTTAGCAAACTCGAAACATGTTAGTTTATGATGTGAGAAGTTTGGAGCAATCGTACTTATGTCGTCAGATCTGTAATAGACTCCATTATTGTCTCCGTCAAAAAAGGATTGCTGCCAGAAATAGCATCCACCTGTGAGTTTAAAAATCGCAGCAGTAACAGGCTCGTTAGTAGCAGTAATACCGAGACTACCCTGAACTGTGGGATAAGGGACGTATTTTGGAATGATTTTGGTTCTACGTAAGTCCGAACCAATAACAGAGACACCACGAGGAGCAATAATACCACCAGCAGCTGCGTTAAATTTATAAAGAACATTACTCGAACTGGTTAGATCAAAGTTTGTGTTAGAGTCAAAAGGTTGTATATCATTATAATCTGCTACACCTGGTCTATTGTCAATAACATAGTCTGACGGATACAGGTATATACTGAATGCGTCAAATTCGTCATTACTAAGACCAACTCTGTATGAAAATCTAGCAACTTCTAGAAAAGCACGTTGCAACGTCTTAAATGGACGTAACGCTGAGTTACCTCTGTTATCGTAAGCATCGGATGCATCAAAGTCATCAGGGTTAACGTATATAATACGTCCTGTCCTCGATGTAATGATATTCTTTAGACGAGTTAGTGCCATTTAATCTGTTCCTTCAGAGGTATTTATTTACTGTGCTGACTTGGTGTTAAGCACTTGGACGTAATCTTCAGATGCTGACTCAAATCCAGTTACATTATAAGAAATATCACCTGCTGAGGAGTAAACTATGATGTTCTGACCAGGACCAACTACTAGTCCAGTTGTTCTCTCAGCAGTATTTGCTGCTAGAGCATCATCATATGCAATGTAATCCTCTGCATTGATAAATGTAGTTGCTGTTGCCCCTACTGCATTACCAGTACCAATACTAGCAACGTTAAATGTAAGGTTGGGAGCACCACCACCACCTAAGTTGGCATCAGTAATAGTAACTGTGTCTGCTGCTTGGTAGTTTTTACCACCATTCACAAGTGTCACAGTCGCTGCACCTGTAGATGCTGCTACTGAAACATTAACTTTCAGACCACTACCATTACCACCTGTAGGTAATAGACCGTTGTAAGTTCCTTCAGTTCTTGATGCATTGGCAGCACCAATTGTATCAAGTGTTTTACCTTTACCAGATACAATTTCTGATGCAGTTCTATTAGCATCAAGTAATGTTGGAGTATCATAAATGATATCCCCTGCAACAAATGCTGCACTAGCACCATCTAAGGAAATCTTAACTAAGTTGTTTGTTGCATCAAAGTCATGAACGTATCCCCACTTACCAACTGTAACTCCACTTGCCTGTATACTGTAAGTAGTGCCACCCAATGTAAATTGGTCAGCAGCAGTGAACGCTTCACCACTAATTTTATATATGAATATCTCTTCGTAACTTGGAGATAGTGCAACCGCCAGAGTCCAACCAAACCCTGCGTTACTGTCAGCAGTGTTTGCTACTGCAGGTTCAGCATAAGCGGCTAGTGATAATGGAGTATTATCTGTGATTAAAATTTGCAAATAAGATCCTGCTTGACCAGGTGTTCCTACCTTAGTTACATCAGTTGTATATTCAGTACCAGTTAGTGACTGTGTACCATCCTCAGATTCAGATAATCTGAATGGGTGACCAGTGTTACTACTATCTGATTGATCAAATTTATAAGTACGCTCATTATTAAGTGTCTGGTTTAGATATAATGAGTAGGTTCCACCCGCAGTAGTTTCTGAGATAATAAATCTATCTTGGTTTGGTACGTTACCTGCACCCTGTGAATAGTTCAGAGGAGCAGTGAAGTTAGATGTACCACCTGTAATTGTCTCACCCTCAGTCCAGAAGTTAAGATGATAGTCACCTGCGTCAGTCATCTGTGTAACTGTAGCACCATCATTATGGTTAACTGCAGAAGTACCATACTGTCCACGAGTAACAGTTAAGTCGTTACCTGCAACAGCAGCGACCTGCATAACTTCATTACCAATAAAAGCATAACCACCTTCTAGGAATCCAGTAGCATCAGCAAGTGTCAGGGTTGTGTCACCTGCAGCAAACGTACCACCTTCGTTGATTGTGGATGTAGTAGCAGAGTCAATAAAACATTTTGCAAATGCTCCAAATGCAATAGGTCCTGCTGTTGTACCATATACACCTCTAGTTACAGTCAATTGGTTAGTTGCTGTGTCAATACCAGAAGCATCAATAGAAATAATCTCAGTACCTGTAGTAGATGCATTAGTTGAGATCATTAATCTAGCATTATCTGCTAGACCTGTGTTCCTAGAAACATTAACTGTTGTAGAACCACTTGCTACATCAGGACCAGAAGCAAATATTGATCCTGTGTCTGTATCAATATTACGGAGTACAGAAGTTAAAGAAGAAGTACCACCTGTAACTGTCTCACCTACTGCAGGGATTCCAACTAGGTTAGCGTTATCTACTGTGGTCGAATAGTTCTTCTCAACTTTTACATATCTTGTTAATACTGATGTATCCTTATATACGTCTAATAGTTTAGCAACTGCACCATTAGTTGTTGCTATGTCTGCACCTGGTATAGCATCCGCAAAAGCGATACCTGGCGTAATCTTTATCTTATATGATGATATTGGATTACCTTTAGTAAATTGTAATGCTGTCGTCTCATCTCCATCTAGTTGCAATATCTGGTCATAATCACGCAATGCTGCACGATAAGTTAGAGCACCGCTACTTTGATTGGTTGCGGTCATAACTGTGGACGCTGTATTATCAATATTGCATCGATAAAGTGAGGTACTTGTTGTAGCCCCTGGTTTAACTGCGGCTAATCTACCTGCTGTCATTTCTTACCACCCTGCTTGGAAAAAAGATTGTAAACGGAGTCTGCCTCCGAATGTTGGTGCAGATAAAGGACCACCAAAGCTAACACCCACCGCTTCGATGTTGTTAGTAGATAGTAGCGTAGCATCTGCTGCGGGGAACTGAATATTAACTGCAGAAGTAATGTTAGTGGCATCAATAGTGATTAAACCGTTAACATTCTCTGGGTTGTTAATCCTCATGCTCTCCATGGTTTTGTTAGAAACGGTTTGTGTTGCCTTTTCTGCTACAAAAACATTGGAATCAGTACCATTATTTAGAGGTTCTGCTAATGACCCCTCTGGAACTGTCCATTGTAAGTTACTATTGGAATTGAGGTTTGTAAGATTAAATGTAATCTTCTTAGTAGCATCTGCACTATCCTCAAATATCGCACCTTTATAGACTTTGTTAGTCAATGTCTGTGTCGATGCTTCACCAACAACCTTAACATTAAGGTCTGGCCATGTAACTGTCCTATTCTGTGTAATAACACTAGAATCGAAGATAACATACTTGGTAGGATTATTCTCATCTGTAGATGGAGTTGTAGAGAACGTGGGGTTAACCATGTTCTTGTTCTTCACATCTTGTTGAGTAATATCATCAAGTAATGTAGATTGAGTTATCGTAGTACCATAGTCAGGTAAACGATATATGTGTTGACCTGGTGCATCCCATGCGTCAGTCTCAAACTTAGCAATCTTAGATACATCAGTAGAACCAGTGATCTGTAAGTCACTATCTTTAATGATAATAGACTTATTAGTCAAAGTTTGGAACGTATCTGCAGCAACTAAAGTCGCTGAAGTGTTGGAACCTACACTTGGAAAGTCAAATCGTCTTATACCACCTGCAGTAGAAACCGTATCTACGTTAAACACAACTTTCTTTGCAGGGTTCTGATCACCCTCAAAGAAGACGTTAGAGTCTGTAAACTGTGCTGTACCGTTAATAGTAAAATATCCACTACCCTGAGGTACTATTTCTACGTTGGCGTTAGCGGATGCTGTATCAACTGCACGTATTTGTAAAGTTGATGATCCATCTTGGTTTGCATTTCGCTGATTATACAACGATGCAGTACCAAATGTTAACCCAATTTCATTAACTGCACTCTGGTAAATTCCAGTGTCCCTGTCCAAGTCAAAAGCCAGTCCTGGAGCGGCTTGTGACCCCGCAGAAACTGACCTAAAAAGTTGATTAACTTTTGATTTTCGATTTGGTATTAGTGGATCTGAAATGACAATAGGAAGCACTGCTTCTCCTGTCACCAGTGCATCAGCAATAGTATCAAGTTGTGATATTCTCTTAGTTGCCACTATACATCTATATTGGTTCTTCCAAGTTATTTATACGTTCAGCAGACCGTCCTCCTAACAAGAGGTCTCGAAGTCTTTTTGACTTCTCTAATTGCTCTTGATGGTACTTAATCCAAGTGTCTAATTCAGTTATAATATCCTCATATGCACTAACAGCATTGGTTTCACTTTCCAAATAATCTCCTATAACATCACTTAACTTATTCAGTCTTTTGTGATCCTGTTCTGGAATATCATATTTTTCTGTGTGTGGTCCGCTCATAGGTCTTTAGTCTTCTTAAAAAATTCTGATAACGAAGATTGATTTGCCATTTCATCAGGTGGTTCTGGATCTTTGTATCCTTTAATCCTTTTCCAGTCATTCCTCATGGCACCAAGTAACCATGCCTGTGACAGACCTTTAGGACCATGCTCTAGTAACTCAATCTGACGTTTAGTCAGACGGTGGCTACACAGGTCTATGTATTCATTTCTCCAATTACTGTCATCGTAATCCATAGTTACTCCTCTATATCAAAAAACCAATTGATTGATCTTATGTAATCAAATGTACAAGACAAGTCAAAGTCACAATTAGTATTGTACTTACGGTCACATAGAAAGTTTCTCAACTGCTCTACGCTTGTGAAAGTACCTTGGTGTCTCTCCTTGTCATCATACAAATGATACTTCATTCTTTCAGTTCCTTTTGCATTTCTCCTAGTGATTCCTCAACATACTGTTTGACTCCGACTGGATCTGGTTTCCAGTCACTAGGCATTGGTATCTCAGGTGTAATTTCCTGTTCATACTTGTTAGTAAACTCAGGAACTTCTGCCATTATGATAGATGGTTTGCCTTCCTGCAGAATCTTTATTGTATGACCTCTTTCCAATAATGTCAAGAGGAACCCTAGGTTATTGCTAACCTCATCGGGTGATACTTCTATTAGATTGTTCATTAGAATACGAAAGTAAGATCATCAGGTTCCAGAAAGTCCTGTAATAAGTTCACCATATCAGAATAGGATTGCATCCCTTCTTCATCAAACTCAAATCGGTACTCTTCAGTATACCCCTCTTCATCTCTAATGACTATGCGTCTTGTAGAGATATGAATAAAGGCATGTTCGATGTACTCGACTAAATGCTCCATTAAATCATCCATTAGTTAAGCATAACAGGAAGACCGTAAATCTGGCAAGCTCCAAGTCCAGTACCGAAAGCACTGAAACCTACTCCTACACCGTAGGACGCTATGCCAGAAGTTACCTGATTTATTATAGCACCTTTTGCTGCAGTTACAACCTCTCCTATGCCACCTGTCGGACTGGCCACTAATGTCATGTGACCACCTGGTGTTGCACCTGTTACTATGTCTGCCATAGCTGTGGGCATTGTAGTACCCAATGATAGACGAACATGTGCAGGTGGAGATACACCTGGAAATGGTGCATCCATTGTGACATCTACAATAGATCCTTTTACTATACTAAATTGTCCTGTTATGACTGGCATCATCTGGAATATACCAATAATATCAAACCTACCACAGTTTAAGAATGATGTGATCCAGTTTGCTTCATTAATAATCTCACCGTTAGCGGTGTTAGTTATACATGCTGCCTCGTTATTAATATCCTGACCCTTAAGGTTGATAGCGGATATCGCTGTCATGTTTATTTTGTTTGCCTGTACTGTCCAGTCACCTTGATAGTTACAATCATAGTCACCTGCTACTGTGTGTAAGGATTTTGCTTCTCTTTCTGCAACTTCTACATCAAACTGTGGTTTGTTTCTCTTTGCAACCTTATCCTGTAGTACTGCTGCCATCTGATCAGTTGCTACATTAACACCACCTGCAGTATATTTGTTACTTGCCCCTGCTGCTTGCAATGGTTTCTGATCATTCCATGTACTACCACTAGCAAATCCACCATTAGCATCAGATGCTTGAGCACCAGGACCATTTGATACGTGAGTATTCATAGATCCAGAAACCTCAATGTGAAGATCACCCATAACTTTGAGGTAGTAATCACCTTCTACAGTATGAACATGATTACCTTTAATAGCTTGACACTGGTCACCACCGATGATAGATGTTTCATTACCTGGCACATTGAGGTGCTCGTTACCCATCTTATCTTGGAAGTTGGTAACACCACCTGGTCCTGAAGTAACAAACTTCTCTTTACCTGGTGTTGCATCATTAAGGACTCTAGTACCATTAAGTGATGTCTTTGTCTCCATCAAGAATGGATTAACATTCTTAAAGAAGTCATCATAGAATCCACCAGACTCAGGTTCACCACCAGACATGTTCAGTAAACCACCTCCTGCAGTTCCTGACGATGGTGGGCAACTATCATAATTACCACCACCAACACCATTTACACCACTAAGACTATCAGGGTCACACTGCGTGGTTCCTAAGAGAGGAACCCATGCCTGTGCTTTCGGTTTTCGACTTTCTCTGTTGCAACCTTTAGAACCAAGAATCAGTGCAAGGATTGCTTTTAATATACTAAGAATAGACTTAAAGTCTAACTTAGTGAAGTCAAGAGAGAATATACTACTGATACCATCAGCAAGTTTGGATGCACCTTTCGCTGTTGTTACCCCTGCAAATATAGCACTTGCTGCCGAGTTGATAGAGTTTAGTGCCTTACAAATTTGTCCTTGGATACCAGACATTGCAGACTCAACCCAGTTAGTAATGGAGTCTTCCATTTCCTGTACGAAATCCATAACCTGATCGAATATCTTATTCAGATAATTCGTTATGAATCCCATTATATTTCCCATGACCGACAC